CGGCCGCGTGGCATTCGATCGGTCCAGCAGCGTTGATAAAAACTTTATTGTTCGGATCCACCCATATTTCTGTGCCGTCGTCCATCCGGATGTATCGCGCGTCGGCCGATGGCACAGGAGGCACCGGCATCAGGTCGGTATAGGACGATCCAAGGTGAATGGCATCATTTGCTCCGCCCGGAACATGCAACAGGTGAACGAATTCTCCTACTCGCGGCAGGTGGACCTCTTGCGAACCAACGGTGCTTTTCTGCGCAACGCGAATCCAGGGCGTTATAATCTTGCGGTCGGCCTGAGAAATCTTAATCGAACAAGTGGCCGGCTGTCTTGCGACTACATATCCGGAACGCACCATCATTCGGGAATCTTTTGCGTTCTCCCGCGTGCCGTAGCCGTCTGGAAATATGGATGGATCAGGCATCTTAAAGCGCTGCTATGTTCTGGCATTTACGCATCTCAACGTCCGAGATAGCGTGCTCGCTCGACGAAAGGTCTATGACGTGACTTTCGATAATCCAGTTGCCCGTAAATTCTGGACCAGCGTTTGGAATCTTCGCGATTAGCCACGCGGAAATGTTCAGGTCGAGCGGCATTACAACGATGCCTCGATGCAGGTCCGCGTTCAGCTCATATTCGAGCCGCTGCAACGATTTGATATTTGGCGCGACGTTGTTTTGGCTACCGTCAATTGTCTGCGCGGCAGTCGGCGGCGCCGGAGGAGGAGTCAGAGCCGGAGTGGTGACCGGAGATGTCGGAGGCGTCGTAGCGGGCATAAACTAAATCATGTCCTCGATGTTGACTACCAGATTGCGTTGATCCAGATCCGCTGGCAGTTCGCCCACGTTTATCCTTTGGCCCGGAACCATCATGGCGTATGAGACCGTGACGATTCCGAAATAAAGCGGGTAATCATTCGGAATCAGCCGTTGGCAATGCACGTATGGAGCGCACAACCTGAATCCGCCGCCGATAATTTGATTGCCCCAAACAGCGTTCCTGATGGCGACCAGTAAGCTCAGCACGTCCTGATATCCTTGGCGATCCAGGGCGTCGTCGTAGACCGCCAGATGACATTGCACAGTGCCGACTGAATCGCGCGCTGATGAATCTTCGATGTCGATCAGCTGCACGACAATTCCTGGCAGGTTGCTTGGCGTCGAATCGCCCACCTGTTTCGACGGAATGTCGCCGTAAATGATCTTGGGCGGTGCAAGGGTGGCAGAATTAATCCATGTCGGTTGACCATCCGGCGCTTCACCGACCGTCGGGACCTTCAATTGAAAGAATTTGGTCGCCGTTGCAACCAGTTCGCCAACGGCTACTTCCAGATTTTCGGGAGTCGGCAACATCCCTATGAATTACCGAGCTATTTCTTCGCAGCGGCTTGCTTGCTGAGGAATTCCAAATGATGCACAAGCCTATCACGCATGTATTGCGCAGATTCCTGCGTGATTTCCGGGCCTGCGCGTGTACCACCGAGCATGATTGATGGTCCGATCGAGAAAAGTTGCCTGATCTTGTCATGTCCTGCTGATGATTTCCCTAGGATGCGTTCGAAGATGCCGACGTGACCATTTTTCATCGTAGCAATGAACGCACGGCCAAATTGCAGTTCTGAACGGCCGCCAGTTTTCAAAACCTGCACGCTGATGCCCTGCAACGGTCCCGCTTGCGCCTTTGGAGCACTCTTCAGAAATTGTATCAGTGGAATCATCGGCGCAGACGCATCGAGTTCGCCTTGCAAGGATTTTGGCGACGATAGTTTGGTCTTGAGCGTAGGCGTGATGTCGCGCGCCTTAATGTTGTAGATCTGCCGTATTTCCTCAGAGGAGATCGTTCGAGATTTTCGAACGGCATCGTTAATAGCTCGGCTCAGCGCCAATGCGCCAATGGTGCCGAACTGGCTGAGCTGGCGAGAAATCCTTTTGATCTCCGAGTTATCGACCGCAACTTGTAATCCTGGTTTGGCCATCCTGTTATCCGACGCCGATTGCCAGCGCTATTGAGAGCATCCCAAGTGCCCAATCGACCTTTCGAATGGTGTAAGGCTGGTTGTCTATGATTAGCGTCTGATTGGCCCTGGGGCGATACGGGAAAACGCATTGAGGGATCAGAACGAGCAAGTCCACGCTCTGAAAGCCAGCCGTCACAAACGTTTCGTTGAGCCGCTGCAACTCATCTGAATCGAACGTGCATTCCGCGTCGAAGCTTGTTTGCAGGCCGGTCGTCTTATCGACGATCGTGAACGTATGGACCTCGCCCAGTTCGAGCCGATTAAAGAAAACCGTGTTGAGATCGTTGTAGATATCGTCGTGCAGGCTCACAGAATGGAATTACCGCAAACAAAAACCCCGCTCGCCTATAAGGAACGAACGGGGCTTGTGAACAAGTACCGCCAAAAAACTAGGTTAAAACGCTGCCAACAACGTATTCGGTGATGTCCGGATGAGCCGCAAGGAACCGCGATCGCAGATTTAACGTGCGAACATTGGTCTTTTTGTCGGCCACAACCTGAGGAACGCGAGTCGATTCTGCGTAGGTAACGAATTCGCCAGTGTTTACATCTTCAATCTGGCTAATCGCGCCGTACAGGAATTTTCCGTTACCTTTGTTCGAACCCATGATCATCTTCTTGGGATCAAGAATGTCGGTATTGACGTTAGAACTGTTCAGGAAGTAGTCCCGATAGATATAAACGTCCAAAGAAGGCTCGGGGAGGTGTCCGGCATAATAGACGTTGTCGCTCAATTTCTCAGGAGCAATCGCGCCGATCAGCGGAGCATATTGGTTATAGGCCCGGAAAGCGTTTTGCACTACAGGATCGTCTCGGAAAGCTGCGAAAATCTGAGGACTGAACACGACTATATTTGGCCAGATCAAACCAGTTTTTCCAACTAGGTCGTACATCGCCCGAAGATCTTTGAGAATCGTCGCTCCGGTTGTGGCATCCCACTTAACCGTCGGAGTGAAAGTCTGAACGGTACCGTAAGTCTGGAAGTTTCCGTTTCCGTCAAACGCGCCACCTTGCAGAAGCACGTTGGCAGCTGAGATTTCCTCAGAACGCGAAATGAAAGTATCCAGCTCAAGTAAATCGGTCCGGATGATTTCAGCCGCGCGATCCGCAGGAGTGCGAGTAGTAAAAGGATTTTCGCCCGACCAACGTTTTAGGATCGTTTGAACATCGAGCACACGAGCTCCAGCGATAACCGGCGCACGATATGTTTGGGTGTTGAATCCTTGACGCTGCAAAATTATAGGGCCTTGTAGCACGTCTTCGATTGGCGCTACAACTCGACCGGTCTTTCGAAAGTCCAGTTCGACAAATTCAGTCGAGCTGAAATTCGTCATCGGAAAGAAAGTCTCTTTCAGGAACTTGACCGGCGTCGATATTTTCTCAAGCGCTGCTAAGAGCGTCTGAGTATCGTAAAGAAAATTGATACTTAGAGATGCCATAAGAAATTACGTGCCGATGCCGCTTGCGACCTCCGTCTCGCCATAAATGTTGAGCAATGCCAAATTGGCTTTGTGAGTTGCGAAGGTGTCAGTTCCGCCGAAAAGAAGGTTATTAACCAGGAACGAGCCGGTGATATACACGACGCCCACCTGGTCACCGAAACTTGTATCGACGTCGCTTGCCAGAATTCCTATCGGAGTCTGTGAGCCGTCTGCGTGCGCGGAGTTCACAAGCTCGGCCTTGCCGCTCGCTGTGATTATTCCGAGAACCGATCCTGCTTTGAGCAGCAGCGCGTTGGTTGGATCCTGGCTAACCGTTTGGTTTCCCAGGATGATGAGTTGGGGCGTTGCGACCTGGACTGGAAATCGTTGCGGTCCGAAGATGCCTTCGCCTGCTCGTGGTCCGGAACTTAGAAATACTCCTGACATAGTTTGTTACTCCTCGGAAATACCGTTGACTCGGGCGGTTACTTTTTCTTTTGGTTAGGACCTGCGATCAGATTGGCTAAAGCTTCGCGCTCGTCGCGGTCGCGGCTTTCTTTTGTGGGTGTCACGATGGCCGGATTGCTCGTATTGACCCGCCCGATGATTTCGGTTTCCTTCGAGCGTTTCGCTAAGTAGGCGGAACCCGGTGGAAGCTTGGCGGAGCGCATCAGCTCAAAGGCTTCAGTCATGACCTGCGCCTTTGTGCGACCGTCAGCCCGAGCCTGAGTGATTAGCTCCTCGGTTTCCGGTGCTAAAAGTTCATCTAGGTCGGCGTTGCGTTGCCTCTCAGCGACAACTCCCTCGTTGAACTTTGCTTTGAGTTGTTTCTCGTCCATCACAGGTTTCGTGACGGTTACCAATTTGATTGGCTGTTTGGCGTCAAGCTTCTTGGGGGCCTTGACCGAACGCGCTTTCGGCAGCGCTTCGAAGTTTTTGGGCTTGCTCTTGAACTTGCTCAGATCGAAAGCGATTGAGTTGTAAACGAGCTTGTTATTGACCCGCTCGGCTTTGACTTTGCCTTCCACGCGATCAGCGAACCCCATCTCGACCGCTTCCTCGTCGGTCATCCATGTTTCGTCATCCATCAGTTTGGCGACGTCCTCGGGTGACTTGTCGGATTCCTCCGAATAAAGTTTGGCGATTGTGCCGTCGATCTTCTCGAGCTGCGTCGCAGCGGCCTTCATGGTGTCTTTGTCGCCGACCGCCATTGACCACGCGTTATGAATCATCAGCATGGAACCGGCGCGCATTACGGTTTCGTCGGCAGAGACCGCAATCACCGATGCGGCGCTCGCCGCCAGTCCGTCGACATACGCGCGGACCTTTGCGCCCTTGGCTCGCAATTGGTTAACAATCGCGATCGCGGAAAACACGTCTCCGCCGCCAGAGTTAATCGAAAGGTTGACCTCGTCGATGTCGCCGGCGTCGGCCAGCATCTTGGCGAAAGCTTTGCTTGTTTCGTCCGGATCCTCTTCGGTCGCTCCGATCTCTCCATAGATCGACATGTCTAAAATTGTTTTGGTGTCGTCAGGATCCGCGTCGCCAGAAACCTCTTGTTCTTCGGTTTCGCTGGTCTTATCAGCCTCGTCGGAACGGTCTGCGTCGTTGTCAACCTTTTCGGGATCGTCCTCGGCGTCTTGGTTCTGAGGATCATTCTCGTCGATTTCGCCATCAGTTTTGCCGTCTTCCTTTTCCTTTTCCTTTTCGAGGTCGTCGCTCTCGTCCGCTTTGACCTTGCGAACTTTCGCGAAAAAAGTGAGACTGCCGCTTTTGAGATTTAGTGCTTTGGCTGGCATGGCATTTAGATTCTTTAGGAATTACCGCTTAGCCTCAGGGTCACTTTCCTTTGGTGGCTCCTTGGTGGGATCCGGCTCAGCCTCGGCACCGATTTCCGTATCGGTCCCGCTGTCGGTGAATGATTGCGTGACCTTGGCGGGCTCGGCGACGGCCGGGTATGGCAGGCCCTCAGCTTCAGCTCGGCGCTTCTCTTTGCCCTGCTGTTTCAGGTTGCCGAAATAATTGGTGCCGTTTATCTCGAGCGCTTCCCGTTCCATGGTCGAATGGCCCTGAATGACCTTGTCTTTGGACGCCTGGATTTCCTTGGCTGGATCGAGCGATCCAAGTGTCGGTCCCGCCCATTCGGCCGCTTCGTATGCCAAGCGCATCCGGCTGGTTTCGAAATACTTCGGCAGATCAAGAGTGCCTCGGGCCGCTGCCTCCGCCATGAATTCGCTATAGATCGGCTGGCACATTTGCGTGCGTAGGATGTTGCGGAGAACGTCTATCCGTTTGCCGAAACGAAGTTGAGCAGCGCGAGCCGCCGTATATGAGCTATCGAATTTGCCGAGCAGAATTTCCTGCGGCACTTCGATTGCTGCGCCGATGCTCTTGGCAATCGAATTGATAAACGGATCAAAGGTGCCCGACGGCCGTTGAGAGTTGAGAAAATTAAGCGAGTCGCCTGGCTTCATGAAGACGGCGAGGTTTTCTTTGCTGATCGGGACGTCGTACTGAGAAAGTTTAACAAGCTCTTCTTTGTCGGATTTACTCAGTTGGGCGAACATCTCCGCGTTCGGGAACTGACTTGTCACGGCAAACACAAAACGCGCGGCGATTTCCGCAGAGGATATTTCCGCCTTGATGAACCGATCCGTATCTTTCAGGATCTGGATAACCTTCGAAAGGATAGGGACGCCCCGCGGTTGCTCTGGCCGTTCGAACTCGGCAACCAGTAGAACATTTGGCCGGCCAGTCAGTTCGCCGTATGCCGGTACGCGCACCCAATCGAATAGATGCTTTGTGATGGCCGCGTTAAGAACGCCCTGAAACGGGTGAACCTGTCGGACGTGGTACGCCGTCACCTCGCCGGCCTCTGTCAGCTCGACACCGGCATAGATAGGCCGGTCCCAGTTGTAATACATCGGGTTACAGATCCGGTCCGCTTCAAGGAGTCTAACGGTCAGCGAATACTCGACGCCCGGTCGTGAGACGTACGGAAGCAAGATCGGCGTGTCGCCCGAGAGCAACATCGAGCGGATCGTCAGTTGCTGCAGCTGCGCGAAGTTAAGACGCCGGCTAAAATCGCAATTGGGCGAATCGGCCCAAATGTGAAACTCTCTTGCGATCTTGACGTTGAGCTCGTCGGCCTCGTCATCCGATATTCCCAGGATGTCCGCCTGCACCTTCGGCATGACCCGCAGGCCCGTCCCGACCGTGTAGGTCGATAGAACACTAATGATTGCAGCGGCCAGCGGATTCGAAACGTAAAGATCGCGTGACCGTGCTCGCAGTGTATCGACCGAGAAAAAAACATCATCGATCGCGGAGTTCGGCCGGATATCCCAGCCGCGCATCGAGTTGGTCGTCCATGAAGCTCCGTGCGCGGCATACCCAGACCTGCCGAAAGGCACGATCCGATCCGCATCGGATACAAGGGGATTACTTGGCTGTTGCGCCTTAGCGACTCGCGGTGCCGTTGCCGATGCACCGTTCTTGCGAGGCTTATATCGTTTTGCGGCTGGCATGGATTATTCGCGCCCCGCAAAAAGTGAACGAACTTCGATCTGCGAACCTTTGCCGGTCAGCATGGCCAGATACGCGTCCCAATAGTTCAGGTTGGCCAGTAGATCGGCGAGGTCTTGCCGGGTCAGATTTCTTGATCCGACGCCGTACGACTTGCTGTTTAGCGCCTCCTGGTACGCGGTAAATGCCGATTGGCGCATCGCTTGCGCCTCAGCGAGACTAAATGTCTGGGCCATTGGCAGGAATTACCGCCGCCAGACCCTTGGAATTTCAGGTGTTGCTCCGCCAGCTCTGATATCCCTGATAGACTGTGCCGCCCAACGGATTAGATGCCTGTGCGGTCTGCGGTTGGCCGACAAGGGGATTTAATTGCCACCTGGGCGGTTCAATGACCGTGTTCGGATTGGCCCGCAACTCCGCCATTCGTTTCAGGTAATCGGCGCCACCCAGGTCCAAAAGTGCGGCATATGCATAGACCAGAGTGTCCCATGATTCGTTTCGGATGCCGCTCGGGTTCGTCCACGCGTAAGTTGTTAGCCCGTTGACCTTTTTCTCTTTGCGGTATTCGGACGTCAGCCCGATGAAATAGTTTTCGTCCGCGCCTCTGTCAGGTAGCCCCTGAGATGTCTTTGGAAAATGTATAAAGGCCGGTCCCGGTGTTGCGACTTTCAACCGCGTGGCCAATTCGGACTTGAGCGAATCGACAGCCAATTCTTTGCGCGTAGGTTTCTGAGCGTCAGGGTGAAAGGTTTTGATGGTCTGCGGTTGCTCGCCGCCCGCTCCTCGAATTGCATAAAGAAGCGGTGATTTTCCTCTGGTGTACCTGTAGACCGCCTCTGTCTTGTGCCCCTGATAATCGACGAACTCCCTTTCGATCTTCATCGTGTCGGCACCGCGTTGAAATACCCTATCGACGGTCAGCGCTGTTAATCGATTCCATGGCGACTTAGGAAATGTTTCGGGGTCAAACTCTACTTCACCCTCAATGATACCGTAGTCTATTAGCCAACCTTCGGTATCGAGGCCCCACGCCCAAACGGAATACGCGAGCCAGTGGTCCATCGTGTCGGCGCCACACGTAAGAACAAGCGCCTGCTCGGGCACTTCTCCGGGCAAGTAAACCTCCCGGCGAGTGTATAACACTTCGTACTCAAGTTTTTCGCCTTCGTCATCAGGCTCCCATAGCAACCCCAAGCTCGTGTTCTTGAGCGTCTTCAGACGTGACATAGACCCCTGTTTTGCAAGCACAAGCGCCTTCTGCCATTCCTGAATGAATTCGAACCAATTGAGCCAAGGCGACAACAGCCCATCGAGCCTGAACGATCTGGTTCCGTGCGCTTCGTTTGTCGCACGCCATTCGCCGCGATCGCAAATCGATAACCATTTAAATTGCGCAAAATGCCTATGACACGCTTTACATTCGAGCCAGCCGTCCAGCCACCGCATTTGCTCGACCTGTAGTCGCTGCATGTATCGGCAATCGTCGCCAGGGCACGGTGTAAAATAATATTCGTCGGTCGAGGCTAAGCATTCTGCCTCGATGATCGATGAACCCTCAACGGTGGGCGAACTGGTTATAACAAGTTTTCCATCCGGAAACGTTCGCCCACGAGCCGCCGCAAGCGTCGCAATGTCTCCTTGGCCGCCTATGTCCTTGTCGGCCTCATCGGCCTCATCGATTAGGGTTATCCAGCTTTCGATCATCCGGTAGGACTCGGGTGAGTTCGCGTTGGCCAGCGTGATCGATCCGCCGAGAAATGCCTTGGTGACGGCGTTGTTCGCGCGGTCCTTCAGCGTGCGCACGTCTTTGCCGATCTTGCCGCGAAGACACGGAGTCGTTCTGAGGAGTGGCTCCAACTTATGATTCAAAAACTTCTTTAGCAGCTTGTCCTGCGGGATCAGCACCAGGATAGGGGAGGGACGTCGGTGAATGACGTAAGCGATCGGATTCAGCAGAACCGTCTCGGTCTTGGCCATTCGGGACGGACCCATGACCGCAACCTTGTTGATGCGAGGATCAAAGATAGAATTGCAGATTTCCCGCATGTACGGGATTGAATCGAACGAGAATGTGCCCTGTATCGAACTGGATTCGCTCGCCAGGACGCGATAGGTCTCAGCCCATTCGGAAAGCGTCTCTTCGGGTGGAAGCGTGTAGCATCGAACGCCTACGCTATCAACTAGGTCGCGTGTTTGGTCCAGCCACGCTGTAGAGGCATCGCTCATTCTTATGCTTCACTCTCCTGCTCCTCATCTTCTTCTGGTGGCTCATCAGGCAACAACGCCTGTTGCGGGTTCCGAGCGTAGTAGTCGGATGCGAAATAATCCCGTAGCGCGTTCATTGCCGGCGCTACCTCCTTATCGACGACCTGACGGATCTCAAGCGGGTTATCCTTGCCGGCCACTACTCGGCAGATCCGGATGGACAAGTTAATCAGCGTCGACCGGACCTGAGTGTTCATGTCGTTGACGCAAGCCTCGACGTCCTCAGACCGGTGTAGCTTACCCTTGATCAATTGCACGCGCAGTTCTTTCTCTTGCGCCTCTGCGTTGAGTTTACGGAGCCTTGCCGATTCGAGGTCGGGCGAGTTCTTTGATTCGGGGTTCGCCTGGTTGATCCGATAGTTGATATAGGATCGAACCGATTCGCCCAGCTTAAGCAGGTGCGGCTTGTTCTTGCCTTCCCGACGAGCCTTGAAGGTCTTCGAGCGTACAAGCGCCCGCACGTTGCTGTCGCCGATACCGAGGACCGACCCGAGCTCGAGCGTCGTGACTTCTTGATCGCCGAAATCCGCCGTGTGCAGTGGTCTGCCTGGTTGTCGGCCGCTCATTGCTTCGCCCGCTCCACAGCCATAAGGTCATCAACCGATTTGATTGCTGCTTGGACTCGCTTTTCAAATGATTCGGCAAGCGCCACTTGGTAAGGATAGACAACCGCTCCGTCTCCACTGCGTTTATAGATTTCTTGGAGATACGCCTTGTCTGCCAATTCTGTGTAGACGCGAATGAAAAGATGGCGAGGGTCAGGTTTTTCTTTTTCCTCGCTCATCTGATAACATCCATTGGCGCGCCTAAACGGTCCAACGCGAGCATCTCCGTCATGCAGTCTTTATACCCGCGCTGATAGTCCTTGCTGAATTCGTGCAGGTTTGGGTGACTAATGATGAGGAGCTCTACCTCTTGCCGGATCTCTTCGACCTTGGCCAAATATTCTTGTGCTGTCATTTTTCCTCGATCATTCACAGCGTTAACGTTTTGCCTTCCAGCTCATCGTAGACATGCTTCCAGCTATTTCCGGATAAGATGCTGTAAACTTGAGCGACGGTCGTTCTGAACACGGACGCGATATGCTCAACCCTTTCGCCTTCTGCCTTCCTTCGGAAAATTGAGCGAACGGATTGAATCGATAACTTCTGTCTTCGGAATCTTCCCTTCCTTATTGAGTCGATCATGTTGTCCGAATTGGTTCCTAAAAATAAATGCTCTGGATTACAGCACCGGCGATTGTCGCACGAATGGCAGACAAACATTCCCTCTGGGATTTCTCCGTTAAATGCAGCAAACGCCAAGCGGTGGACGATATATTTTTTTCGCGTTATTTGAACCTGTCCATACCCATTACGGACGACGCTTAGATTCCAAATCCAACATCCGGTATTCGAGGCTTGAGAAACATTTTCTTTTATCTTGGCGCGTGCAGCCTCTGACTCCTGTGAGCTCAGGAAAAATCTTTGAGATCTTATTTTATTTTCGCTTGACATTCGTCCGTTTCCTAATTTCCAGCACCCGGCGTGCTTTCAAGAACACGGGATCTTCGCGC